TCTGGCGAAACAATAATGTTCGATACGTTTGGCGAGATTATGATGTCATCAGACACGCGAAACCTCAGCCTCTACGATAATAATTCCGCGACCGAGATAAATTGCCTCGCCGTTCGATGGAGTGAGTTTCAAATCCCATTCATACTTGCCGGGATCAACTGCCATGCCTGTATTGACTTGAACTTGTGGGCAGGTTGTCGGGTTAAATGTTAATCCGCTTCCTACTGTAAGGCTGAGGGCAGTAGTTTTAGCGAGCGCAGAAGTACGCAACTGCAACAGTGGTGTGTATCCCGTGAGATTAATTGGTTGCGCGGTGTCTTGATTTTGGCAGTAGTTAAATGCAATAGCCCACTCCTGATTCTGTCGGAGAGTTATATTAGTTGCTTCAGGTGTTTGGGATAGTGAAGGCAATTTATTCTCCTAGAGGTGTATTACAGGCAGGGCAAATGATGGCGGTTTTCGATGCTGGCATTTTGCAATTCGGGCAAAATGTAGAAAGCGCAGCGAGAAAGGCTAAGGTGTTTGAGTTTTCGCTCAGGTCAGTTAATGCCCAGACCATTGCATCTAGTCGGTCAGGCGAACTCATACCAAGATCAGGCTGGAACTCACAAAGTTGATCTTCTAGCTGAGGAAAGTATCCCACGATATGCGCTCTGCCTTGCTCAAAGAGTGCCGCTATTGGCTCTGCTCGGATGATCTTTCCGCGCGAGGCGGTGACTTTCTTTACTGGCGCGTTGTTCTTTATTTGTTGCAAAAGATGAACAACAAGATCGCCCCCGTTATTGACTTCGCAAATGATTCTTGAAGCGTGATGTTGTTCAAAAGTAGCGATGACCTGTTCACCCCAACCTTGAGGGGATGCTTTAATTGTTTTGTCATCTAAAATGTAATAATGCCCGTCGTTACTCATACCTGCGACGACAATTCCTGTCGAGTCTGAGGTTTCGTTAGAAGTTACGGCAGGATCGACTCCGACAACAACTCTCACTAATGGCGGTAATTGCTCGCTTTGGATTCGAGTTTCTTCAAGCCGAGCGCGTGTCCAAAGTGCGCCGGGGTTATCGTCGAGAACTTCCCCGAACAGTTCTTGTCTGCCAAGTCGGGTGTTAGCGTATTTCAGCTCTAACTCGATCAAAGCGGCTTCGGCGAGGTTATCTTTATTCTCAAAGGTAGAGCCTCGGGTGATTACTGTGCCGTTGCTCTGCATGATTGACTTCACAATTGCAGTAGGTCGCGGTGTTGTCGTGACTACTGTTTTTGGATGATGACCAAGGCGCAGACCAAACTTATACTGATCATACGCATCAGGCTTAGACCATGCAGCAAGTTCATCAAGCCAACCACCATGAAACTGAGGACCACGAAGTCTGTCAGGCTCCTCAGCTGAAAAGCCTTTAATGATTGAGCCGTTGGCGAGTTTGTAGGAAAAGTTCGATCTGTTGTAGTTCTTATCTTCGTAGAGTCCGTAGCGTTTGAGAACTTCAATAATGCCCGATACGCCTTCAAAGCAAGTATCTCTTACATCGGCGTGAGTTCTAGCGATTACTGCCCAACGGGTTTTAGGCTGAGAGATTGCTTCGTAAACTATCCATTCTGCGCCTGTGCGAGTTTTACCCCAGCCACGACCAGAGAGGATGAGCCAAGTAGCCCAATCATCATTCGGCGGTAGTTGATTCGCTCTCGCTTGTCGATTCTGCCATTGCACTCTCGCCTGTGCTATCTGCATCGTTGGCTTGGAGTAGCGCGGCAAGGTCTTTAACTGCGCGGTCAATGGAATCTTCGCCTGTCCATGTTGTCACTTCCTGTTCGATACGAACTGGAGCATCAAGTCCGAGTAGTTTTGCCCTTCGTTCCATGAGTTTAATAATTGCCATGATGGCTTTAACATCGCCTGTAACGGCTTGATCCCAGAGAATCAGTTGCAGGTTATCAATACGATCTACTTCCTGCGATCTTAATTCATCGGCAGGTTGTTGGAGAGTTCTTTTCATTGCTCGCTTATAGGCGGCGTATGCTCCCGTATGGTCAGCGTAACCGACAGAATCGGCAATCTTTTGCCATGTGTAACCCATGCGACGAAGTTCTAAGACTCTCAGCTCGCGGTCAATTTGTTCGGGTTCAGGTACTGCATTGTGAAAAGCCATAGTGTGATTACTTACAATTCCAAATCATTGTTTTTGCCTTCGATGAGTAATAGTCGCTGATCGAGAAGATCATCAATATATTCGAGAATCTTTTGCCGTTTCTGCCAACTCATTCGGTTCCCGTATTCATCAATAGAAAGATCAGCTCGAAGATAATTAAGTGCTTCGTCGATTTCAGAAAGAGTTGCTTCGGCAGATTTCATAACCCAATCCTAAGTAGAAACCTTCCAGTTTAAGAATTATCGCACCGTTCGTGTCAAGTGTCAAATTACTTATATGCCTTTGAAAGTAGGTGAGGGATACGGCTATGGCGTTTGTTGTAACTGGCGCGTAAATCGTTAAGAGAATACTGCCCGTTTACTTCTTGCAGGTTGTCCTCTTTAATCCATGTTTGAATGGTGCGATTAGTAACTTTAAATAAAAGGCTCGCTTGAATAACGCTAATCTTCATTCTTCTACCTTATCAAACGGAATTGGAAACACATAAAGGGGGTCAGTATTGCCAGCCTTTTCCCAATCAATTTGGGTTTCAAGGTGTATCTGAGTGTGAGTGATCATGGCATCAAAGAGATCATTGAGGATTCTTTGGCATCCTGAGCATCTAACTTTAGTCATTTAATAACCGACCTAAGAATTTCCACTTTGAGTTATCCCAGAATGTATCGCACACCTTACAATGAATTCGAGTCGTATGATCGAAGTTTTTAGGATTAACTTTCAATGGCGAGCCACATTCTTTGCCCTCGGTGTCAAGGTTCGGGCAAGTTCCGATCACGACTTCCTCAGACTTCCAGCCGAGTATGCGGTGAACCTGTTGGGAGATTGAAATAATGTCCTGAGCTAATTGCGCGTAATCTTCATAGTTGTCCCAGATCCAATCCTGCCGATTTGCAAGATACTCCGAAGAAATGTAAATCCTGTTCTCAACTTCCCCTCGAAAAGTGATAACAGTTTCTTGGCGTATCTTGCGTATCGTGGCTTCATGTTTTTCTAGTACCTTGCTTATGCCTTCAGTTCTGAGGTGCAAGGTTTCTAGATGTACTGGAAGAGGTGGGTTTTTACTGCCCGATACTCTCTCCCCACCAACTGCGCGAGAAGGAACAAGAGCAGACTCTAACGCTCGGTAATAACGCTGGAATTTCGGCAATTGTTCGAAAGCGTAAGTCCAGCAATTAGGGCAAACTTCGCGCTCTGTTTTCTTTCGGCAGTTTATACAGGTCATTTCTCGGACTTGTACGCCTTCACATCTTCAATGCGATAGAGAGCAATCTTGCCTTTTTTCTCAGCCCAGCAGAGTTTTTTGCGAAACTGCAATTGGTGGAGATGATTAGCCTTAATGCCTAATTCTTCGCAGACTTCTTTCGAGGTTATGAGTTCCATGAGGTTTCCCATTGTCCGTCAAATGAATTTTCAACTACTGACTTAGTTTTATTCTTTGCTGAAAGTGCCTCGGAGATTGATGAGGCTTTAATTTCATAGATTGTTTTTGTCGAGCCGTCTTTGGCTTGGTATTCGGTGACCTTGAACTGCCCTGAGATCACGAGGCGTTGTCCCTTGTGTACTGAGTTCTCTACTGTGTCGGCGAGTCTGCCTGTTGCAGATATCTTGTACCAGAGGGTCAAACCATCTTGCCATTCGCCGTTTTTTAATTCGCTTTGAGAATCTGCTAGTGAAAACTCGGCAACCTTAAATTCGCCGTTTTTTCCTGCAATAAGTTTAATTTCAGGATCGCGCCCTACTGATCCGATTACTGTGATTTGTGCTGACATGGCTTAGCCTTTCCTTAGATGTTTTCGTAGCCTTCGTTTGTTAATCTTACAACATTTCCTTCAGGTGTGCGTAAGGGATGATCTTCGGCGTTTTGCCATGAGGGACACATCCAACCCATTTCTTCAGCTCGCTTCGGGTTTGCGTGAATATCGTAAAGGTGGCATTCATGTAATACAGCGATGAGGTTGGAAATTGAGTCTTTACCGCCCCGGCTTTTTAACTTTCGATGGTGCAGAGTGAGATCACCCGAGCGACCGCAATGTTCGCAAAATCCATTGGCGCGTTTTAATACCGCCTCAGCAATTTTCTTATCCATAATAAACTTGAAATTCTGCGCTGGTATAAGGGTCTAATTCGTGAGCGATTTGCATAGCCCGTTCCATGCTTGCCCCAGCCTTCAAAGCACCAATAGCAAATGACGAGCCACTTCCAACTCCAAAGATTCCGTCTTTATCTATTGTCACGGCAAAATCCTCGGCGATATCGAATACTTGACCGCCGACAACAATGAGGAAAGCAAATCGAGTTTCGTCATCTTTGTCGGATTCAACTTTAAGATCATTTTCCTTGAAACATTTTTTTAGTGACGGGATAACTTTAGCAATCATAAAATGGTAAAGGTCTTTTTTATCGGTAGCCGTTGGCGTGGGTGGTGTCCAAATATGTTGGAATATATCGCAGTAAGAAGATAAACCACTTCCGGCAAGAAGGTACTGACCGCGCTGAGTAACCTTGGTCATTTCTTCATGGAGAAATTTGCGATTAGTTGTCACTTGAAGATCAGCGTAGACAACAACCTCACTAGCATTTTGTTTTGCAAGGATTGTTGTCATGCGGTCATCTTACACTATTGGGCGAGCGGAGCGCAGAAAGAGGATGAACTGCGCTCGACGCTCTATCTACTGAGAGGAACGGCTCGCAGTAGAATTCTTATGTATTTCAGCTAATCGTTGCGCGATCCAACTTACTACGGGAACCGCCACGGCGTTACCCATTTGTTTGTAGCGGTTGGAATCGGCTTGCCCCTCTGTGTGATTATCAGGAAAACCTTGTAAGCGTTCACACTCTAGCGGAGTGAGTCGGCGAACTGTTTGATGTGCGATTGCTTGACCCCCTGTTTCGTCTAAAGTGTAAGAAGGATCGTTTTTGTTACCGATTCCTATTCCGTTTTGTTTTTTGTTAATTTCTCTGCCGTCTTGAATGGGAAAAATTGCTGGCACATTGCCACCCCCTGTTCCCCATCGTTGAATAACTGTTTGCATAATTTCATCATTATAAACTCGAACATCATTAACTCGTGTGCCGTCAATAATTAAAATCGTTGCTCTTGTATCCCCGGTGTTGTCAAATACATTCAATGTAGGAACCACCCCCCCCTCTAACCATGTTTCAAAATCTTCTACATTTTGCGCTCGGCGCGATTTAATAAACCACATTTTATTCACCATAAATAAAAGTATCGTGAGCGCGTTCCCTTGATAATGTTGGGCTGGCTCCGTTTTGTGGAAAAGACTCTAATTCAAAGTTTCCTATTCGAGTGCCATTATCTCTAACGCTTTTTGCAACTGATCGGGCAGTTTTTTCCCTCGGTTGTTTGCTCTCCTCAAGATACCCTGCGCGGCTTTGGAGGAGATCAAGTATTTCCGCAGATGTTCGCCCGTCATCTCCAAGACATCCGACAATGAAAACTCTACGACGGCGTTGGGGGACTCCAAAGTATTGAGCGTCAAGAACCCGGTACGCGACCCCATACCCGAGCTGAGCCAGCGTTCCGATGACGATTCCCATATCCCTTCCTCTGTTTGATGACAATAAGCCGGGGACATTTTCGAGGATGAAGTACTGACTTTTAGTTTCGTCGAGGAGTCGTGCGACTTCAAAAAATAATCCTGAGCGTTCGCCAGCAAGTCCAGCGCGTTTTCCTGCGACGGAGAGGTCTTGGCAAGGGAATCCGCCGACAATAACTCCATTTGTTGGTTCAAATCCGCATTTGTATAAATCATTTGCCGTTACCTCTTTCACATCAGTAAATAATTTTGTATGGGAAAATCTTTTAGCAAGTACGCCTCTCGCTTTAGCATCTATCTCAACGGAAGCAACTGTTTCAATTCCTGCGCTGGCTAGTCCTAATTCAAAACCGCCAACTCCTGCAAATAGGCTTACCGCTTTCATGCGCTCACTTTTTTTCTGCGGTAGAAATCGCGCGTAGCAAACGACTCAGCAAATGGATGAACCTCGCGCAAGTGTTTAATGAGTTTTATCGTGACCTCATCGCGACTATCTTCCATAATTCGCGCACCGCACTCACACACACCGAGGCAGGTGGTCGAACTAATATCAAGCGTTTGTTTAATGTATTTTCTTCCCATTATTCCTCTTTTCAGTAGCTCGATTCTCGTTCAATCGCGCCGTTATCATTTAGTACCACCCAACCCTTAAGTGAAATTGAAGCGCGTTGCACGGGTTTTGATAGCGGTTTTTAATGTAATGCAATCCGTACTTTATCTGAAGATACGGGTCTGAAGTCTTTTTTAAGTTGTAATTTCCCCATGTCGAAGGCAAGAATTGAAAAATACCAAATGCCCGAGATGTTGGGTTTTCTGCTTTGGCTGACCAGTGACTTTCTAGTTTAATGAGATGATCTAAGCATGAGAATTGTTGCCCTGAAACTAAAGTTTTGGCGTATTCTCTTGGTTGTAATACAAACTTTTTAACGGGCATAAGTTTGGGTTCAAGAGCTAACGCCGGGCTATTAAATACGCACCCTATGGCAATTGCCACCACTACGAGAGTGCGCTTTTTTCCATTCAGCCGTTTTCCAATCTCTCTTTCTCTAAGCGAAGGATTGCGTTAGTCCCTAGTGTTTTGTTCATGTTAATTCCTTTCGGTGAAATATAAGTGTAAATAGTCCTCAACCTTGCGTGTCAAATCAGGAATAGTGCCGTTATTGTCAAAAGTTGCGTCGAATTGCCAATGATTAAGCGCGTTTTCTGAAATGTGATCATTTATTGGCGAGCCTCGATCTATGCGCCATACCTCACCATAAAGTCTTTTGATCGCCTCGGCTTCGTCAGGAAATCGAACATCTGTAACAACTATTCGATCAAAATACTCAACATTCTCTAAAGCCTTTTTAACCCAGATATCTGTGCCAAACATTTCACGCCCGACCTCTGTTCCAAAGACTTGAAGCAATCGGCGCACCTCGGCGTAATTCTTAGCAAACTCCCAACCCTCATGATCTACGACATATTGCAAGCGCAAATCTTCGTGAGCTGAGAAAGTCACTATTGGGTTGAGTTGATAAATTGCATCTTTAATCGGATCGGCAAAAGATACTTGTTTGTATCCATAATTCTCGGAAAGATAATCGGCTACTGTGTTCTTTCCAGCCCGAGCAACCCCGGCAAGTCCAATAATCATTTTAACCCCAGCATCTCGGCAATATCAAGCGCGTTTAACTTAGTGAGTAATGCAAGTGCCAGCGCGTTGTTTTCTTTATCGGGTTGAGTGTTGTTCAAAACTGCGTGAGCCGTTGCAAATGTATCTGGCATGATTTCCCCTTTATGCGTGTTGAAAAATTAAGCCCTCACATGAGAGCGCAAAGTAACCTTCGATAACTCCCATGATGGAGCCCTTGCTATATAACTCGACGAGATTATTCAAATCGGATTCCGAGATATTCTTCTTAATAAAACAATCGTGAGAGCAATTGATCCACGCCTCTTCGGTGTTAAAGTTAATTTGATGAGGCTTTTCATCGCCCGCTCCAAAAAATGATTCAACTATTTTAATCACGACCCCACCCACTTCCTCGAAAAATTGATCTAATTGGTTTAATTACTTTCTTCATGGTGATATCACACACCGGGCAATCAGGCGCAGGATCGTAAAATCCGTGAGTTAATTCGAGTAGAGCTGAACATTTGTCGCAGCGATATTCATACACCGGAGTCATTTTGAGCCTCTTTCATTTCTTCCAATAATTTATTCGCCTCATGAAGCATGATTTTTATTGCAAGAATTTGTCCAGCAAATACATGGGTTCGGTGCTTCCAAACTCCCCATCGCCAACTGGCAAAGATTAAAAGAACGATAAGCGCGATCATTTTCTATTGCCGATCACAATATCAGCGAATAAATCTTGAACAGTTAAAAGAGCGTTCTCTAGCCCGTTTTTCATAATTTGCTTACGGTTGTCGGTAAGTTTAACCGCGCAAATTTCGTCGTAAATCTCTAGGCGAACTCGTGCCTCGATTGCTCGCTCCATCGCGCGAGACTTGGCAACATCATCACCCTCAGGAGTTTGCAGGATTAACTTGCCGTTCTTTACTGACCAATGATTTCCTTTGCAAAATAATTTAATCATTTTTTTAGCACTTCCTCTAATAAATTAACGAATAATAAAAATCCAACTGTCACCATCGGAATGACAATAAACAAGAAAAAGAACATCATTACTCCTTCCACGCTTTTGATTTGTAGTTGGTAACAATAACCCATTCGCTTAGCCCGTCATCGCGAACCAGTTAAAACTCCGCCTCAATACTTGCAAGATATTCAAGTGCAAATTTTGCTTCTAAATAAGTGTCGCACCAGTAGGCAAATTTCCATGTTAATAAAGGCAAAGGATCGAATCTGCCAATTTGCTCTTCCCATTCATCGCCCCATTGCATTGAGGTCGTAGTGAGTTAGTCAAAATCGTATGCGGTGAGTTTCATTATGCACCTACCTTTGCAAGGTTGTTTACAACTGCTGTTACTAATTCTTCTGGATCTTCACTAAAAATAAGAATTTCTTCGTTATCAGATTCGCGCACATCAGGAGAAAATAAAACACATTCGGCGTTAATGCTTATTGTCTGATAATTTGATAAATAGATGTAGATGACCATTGTAAAACCACCTGTCTGCTCGACAGAATAAGAAATGTTTTTATCATCTAATAGTTGCATAATTGGGCGCAACCCTTGAGCGGTTGTCGCTTCTTCACATTTTTCTGAATAAGTAAGCATTTTTTCCTCTTTCTGTAAGTTACCCCGT